TAAGCAAGGTCCTCTAATAGTTTCAGTCGCGGCTGAGACCGCTGGAAGTTACAAGAGCGTTTCTCAGGCTCTTGATGATTATGGTGCAAAGGTTACCGAGGCAGATGTAAAGTCTGCTACTCTGTTCAACGGCACTATGAAGATGGGTGGTCAAGTTATAGGTGGTATGGAAAACACAATCACCAATGCTTTGCTTCCAGGTCTTACAGCGCTCGCCACTGGATTTATCGACAGCGCTAAAAAAGGTGGAACTTTATACACTATCATTCAACAAATTGAGACCATCGCCATCCAAGTGGGTAAAGCCTTAATTCTAGGTTTAGGTGCTGCGGTAATATTCGTGGGAACAGAGTTCACAGTATTTGAGTCTATCGCAATTCACGCCATGCATGCAATCAAGGATGCACTTCACGGCAACTTTAAGGGCGCGCTTGATGAGGTTGCTGCGGGTGTAAGAGATGTCTCAAAGGCATACTCTGATCAGTCGACGGAGATCGCTGACCTAGCAACAAAGCTTTACGGTAACACAGATGCTACAACCAAGAGCGGTGAAGCTGCTGGCGAGGCAAAGAAGCAATTTACAGCCTTCAGTCAAGCCGGTGTGATGGTCGGTGATACAATTGACAAATTTACCGCTAATCTTAAGGCTCAAAGAGCCGAGCAAGCGGCATCTGTAGTTAGTCTCGATGCATACAAGAAAGCTCAAGCTGAGGTAGCTATCTCTACCGAGGTTGCTCGTTTAGTGACGCAAGGTGCTACAAAAGCACAGATTGAACATACTGTCGCTCTGATGCGTGACATCAACGTATCGAAGGAAGCAACTACTGAGAACATCGCTGGCCAAAATTTGCTTCTTCAACTTCAAGGAAAGATAAATGATGGAGTTGGCAAGCAAACCGAGTTGATGAAGGTTCAAGCTGAGATCGCTAAAGATCCACAGATGGATAACAACTTGAAGAATGAGTTAATTCAGAAAGCAAAGATCTTGGATGCTACATCAAAGCAAAATGATTATGACAAAGCTAACCTAGCTATTCAAAATTTGATTGGCTTCAACATTGACAAGCAAACTGCAGCCCTTGGCAAGTCAAATCAAGAAATGATAGTTTGGAATCAACAGGCGGCTCTTAAGAACGCGCTTGATAAAGATCTTGAGAAGCAGGTAATCACACAGGATCAATATAACAAGCTTCTGATAGCTGGTAACGCACAGATCGTGAAAGAAAATGAAAACTTGAACGCGCTGTACACTACATCTCAAGCGTTCACTCAAGGATTTAGCAAAGGACTCAAGGACAACCTAAATGACAGTGAAAACTTAAACAAGTTAGGTCTTGATGCATCTAACAAGTTAATCACTGATGGAACCACAGCGTTCATGAACATGGGTACTCAAGGTGCTGCATCTTTCAAAACTTTGCTCGCATCAATGTTGACCTTCATGGAACAATACATTATAAAGCTTGAGATTACAAAAGCTCTTCAAGCGGCAAGCGGCATGTCGATGTTCTCCACTGGTGGCATCTTTGGTGGATCTTCTCCTACTCCACACGCTAATGGTGGTGCATTTTACGGTGGAATCACAGCGTTCGCAGATGGTGGTGTAGTTGATAAGCCAACAACATTCAACATGGGTCTGATGGGAGAGGCTGGACCAGAGGCCATCATGCCTCTCACTCGAGATGCGACGGGTAGTCTTGGTGTTAAGGTTGCTGGAGGTGGAAGCGGAGCAAATCAAGGAGTTCAACACTACAACCCAATCACTATTCAGGTTAACAGTTCACAGGATCCACATGCTGTTGCAGCTGAGACCAAGAAGGTGTTCAACCAAGCTCAAATGATCTCCAAGAAGACAATCTCTGACAGCCGCAGACCTGGTGGAATGTTGAGCAACAATAACGGCGCATTCTCAAGAGGTTAAACATGGCACTATTCGGCGGTTACACACCAAGCATCACCTCACAGCTTACGATGACTTATCGCACGCTCGAGTATCAATTTGGATCTGGTTACAAACAAGTTGCGCCTGATGGCATCAACTACGCGCTTGAAAATTGGCAACTTACATTTGAAAATATTCCAGCGACGGGTGCCGCTGCGATGGAGACTTGGATAAATACCTATGGTGATCCAACGATGACCTTCAACACTACCATGGTGCTAGGTTCAGTAGCAAAGACATACCGCATGAGCAATGCAGGTTACACAAAGATGTCAAGCGGTGGTGACGTTTACACTTACACATTTAACATAGAGCAGGTATTCTAACATGCCAACACCTTCAGTAGCATCACAACTTGCGATAATGTATTCCAGCGATGGAATGGTCGATCTGTATGAGCTTGATTGTTCTTCGTTTGGTGGTTCAGTTTATTATTTTACACCGCAATGCTATCAAGATGGTACTGCCATCTACTTTGGAGGTCAAATTTATACACGCTTACCTATTGGAATTGAAAGTTTGGAAACGCACGCTACCACTCAGTCGCTACCTCAACCAATCTTATCAATCTCTAACGTTGGTGGATTGATCCTCGGTGCGGTAAATTCACTGGGAGACTTGGTAGGAGCGAAGTTAACACATTGGAAAACTAAGGTATCTTACCTTGATGGTCAAGCAAATGCAGATTCTAACAAATTTGTAGGACCTCAAATCTGGTATATCTACCAGAAGACGGTGCACAATAACACTCTGTTACAATTCTCGCTGTCTTCACCTCTTGATAGACCAGGAATGATGATTCCAGTTCGTCAAGTCTTGAAGGATGCAGGTATTAACCCTGGCATATCTGTATACTTCCCAGGCGTGTCACCTTACAGAATGAACCCATCAGCACCATGATAACTCAAGAAGCACACCAAGCGTTCATTGATGATGTCTTAAAGCGTTACCCTGAGGAAGCCTGCGGTTTTATCATAGGTGACAACTATCATCCTTGTAAAAATATAGCTGCTGAACCTAATCTTCACTTTGAAATTGATGGTGATCAACGATTTGAGCTAGAACAGGATTATGGAAGTGTAAATGCGGTTCTACACTCTCATCCTTACAAGCTAGAAGATAGTCAACATTTTGAAAATAATAAGTACAATCCAACTTGGCCTTCTCTCGGTGATCAACTCGGTTACCTCGCAGATGACGTTGATTGGGGTATAGTAGCCTCGGATGGTGAAGGAGTAAGTCAAATCACTTGGTTAACGAGTGAAATTCAACCAATTGAGAGCAGAAAGTTCTCTTGGTTCACAGCTGATTGCTACGCACTTGTACGCGACTGGCAAACTATAAATAGAGGTATCACCTTACCAAACTTTACTCGCGAATATGAATTTTGGAACAAAGGTCAAAACATCATTGAGGAAGGCATCGCGACGATTGACATCTTAGAGAGGATCGATACAGATCATGCTGAGATTGGAGACATCGCAGTATTCGATACCTTCGGCAAAGGAATAGTCAATCACCTCGGGGTAGTCACTGGTAGCAATGAAATGACTCATCAATGGCTCGACAGATTTGCTGAGGTCGCTCGTTGGGATCATTGGAGAAAGCACTGTAAGTATGTAGTGCGCATAAGGACACAAAATGCTTCGTAAAGTACACTTACATGGAAGACTTAAAAAGACAGCAGGGCGCGAAGTCTTTGACTTTGATTGCGATGATCAAAGCATGTTACTCGCTGCAATTAGAAATCTATCCCCAGAGGTGGATTTAGCGTTGAGAGAGGTTAGCAAAGTAAAGATAATAGCATCTGACTCTAATGCAAAGAAAGCAGAACCTGTTGATGGTGGCTTTACATTTGGTGACAATGTAACTGACCTCCACATCATACCTCACGTTGTTGGCGACTACAGCGCCGCGGCGATGGCTATTTGGGAACAAGTTGCAATTTACGTGGCTGTCGCAGTTGCTACTTCATATGTATCTGCGATGCTAGCTCCTAAGATGCCAAGTGGTTCAAATGGAGCCGGCGGACTTAAATCTATTATGTTTAATGGTCCTATAAATAGTACTGATCAAGGTGGGCCTATTCCTGTTGTATACGGCAAGAAAGTTCTCATTGGGAGCACAGTCATAGCTGTTGACATCGATTATTTCAGGGTTGCATAATGGCGAAGAAAAAGTTAAAGAATATTGAAGGCTCTGGCGGCGGCGGCAAATCAGGTGGTGGTGGTGGCGTCTCCAACTCAGCAGACACCCTGATCACAGATGAAGTTGTAAAGACGCTACACCTGCTCGGTGAAGGCGTAATCAATCTTTACACTGGTGATGGTCGAAGCATCTTCCTTAACAACATTCCAATGCAGAATGCTGACCTCTCACCCAACTTTGGAGGCACAAGCTTTGAATTTCGCTCTGGTTTAGCATCTCAAGCTCCTCTCACTACAACACAATTCAACGGCGCGTCAGCAGTCTACACTGTCAACGCTCAAGCATTTGGTGGAACAACTACACCACTAGTCGCTGCAACACCAGTAATCTATGATGTGCTCAGTGGTCTGACTGATTACTGTAAAGTTGGTATCAGCTTTCCACATGGTTTGCTCAATACAACAAGCAACGGTTCGATAGTTGGTGACAGCGTTAACTTTGCTATCGACACGAAGCCACACGCCTCAAGCACTTGGACGCAGATAATCAACACAACTATCAATGATAAGTCATCTGCTCCAGCTGTTGTTCAATATAAGGTCAACAATCCATCAGGAATTGGTTCTGGTGTTCTCTGGGACATCAGACTTCGTCGCATCACACAAGATAATGAAAGTGCGATTAGAAAGAACGCTATTTTCCTGGGGACGGTTGAAGAAGTGCAGCAGATTCAACTTTCTTATGATGGAGTATCTTACTTAGGTTTGAACATTAATGCTGCTAACATTGGTGGTATGACTGCATCGATACCATCAGTTTCATTCATGATGAGCGGTGCAACTGTCAACGTTCCTTCAAATTACAACGTAACAACACGCGCCTACACTGGCACCTGGGACGGTACATTTACAACTGGAGTCACTGACAACCCAGCGTGGATCTTGTACGACATCCTAACTAACACAAATTATGGTTGTGGAATCTACGGAATAACCCCCGCGTTGATTGACAAGTACAGTTTTTACAATGCAGGGGTCTTCAATGACGCTCTAGTAGGTAATGGTGCAGGTTCAACTGAACCACGCTTTACATTCAACGCGGCTCTTCAAAATCGTCAAGATATGTTGAAGACATTGCAAGACATCGCTGGTATGCAGAACGCTGTGCTTGGAATGGTCAATGGTTTGATTACAATCTTTCAAGATCGTCCAACCAACTCAATGTACGCTATAAACAAGAGCAACGTTATTGGTGCTAAAGGTTCTCCATACTTCTCATACAATTCTTCTGCTGCTCCTACAAGAACTACAGTTTGCAACGTGACATGGTCAAATGCTGCTGACTTGCGCTACCTTCCAAAGATAAGTTCCGTAAAGGATTCCGCCGGTCTTGCTCGATATGGTTATCAAGCTTACGACTTAGCAGCATACGGTGCTACTACAGAAGGTCAAGCAATTAGAGCGGGTAAGTGGTGGCTCTACGCTAACTTAAATCAGCAAGAAACTGTTAGCTTTAAGATGGGTCTACAAGGTTTGCTTGTTAATCTATTTGACGTGTTTGACCTCTATGATGAAGATTATACTCTTCAAGCAGGCGCAGGCCGCGTTGTGTCGGCAACTTCAAACACCGTCACATTTGATCAACCTGTTGTAGTTTCAGGAACATCTCCTACCGTTTCAATCTGGCAGGAAGATGGAACCTATGAAACACACCCTATTACAACTGTCGCAGGAACTTGGTCTACGGTTACCATCTCTGGAACGTTTGCAGTTACTCCAGCCAAGTACGCATCGTACATCATCAATTCTGCTATAGCTCCGCGCACGTTCCGCATCATCGACTTGAAAATTGACGGTAAGACTAAGGAATGTACGGTTACCGCTCAACTCTACGATAAGAACAATTACACCACTATTGAGACAGGTGTTGTTGTTCCAGCAGATACTTATACTACTCCTGTCACTAACGTTGTTGAGAATGTAACAAACATTACATTTACACCAAATTCATACATCTCACCTATCGATGGTGGAATGCAGCGTGGCGTTACTATTGGTTGGGACATTCCTACAACTCAGGTAACTGGATATATCGTTAAGTGGCGTTGGAACAAAGGTTCATACGTTACCACGCCAAAGATTACAACTAATGCATACGAGATGCAGAACATTCTCCCTGGTGAATATGATGTCGTTGTTTACGCGTTGAATGTTGTAAACTCTACATCGTCTGGAACTCTTGGAACTTACAACCTCAGCATCGCCGGCGGTGTTGCCTCACTCGCTGAGGTGACTGGATTAAGCGTTACAGGTGGCGGAACAATTTGGACTAATCCTGATTGCTCGATAAGCTTTACAAATCCATCAACGAATGGTGGAGAGCTAGCAGGATTCAATTTAACGATAACAAATGGAGCAACAACGCTTCTGACTAAAGGTTTGCCGCCAGTAATAGCGGGTGCATCTGATAGTTACATCTTTACTTATGGTCAAAATCAGACAAGTACAGGAGGTCCTTACAGATCAATCACTGTAAATGTTCAAGGTATTGACATTGACCATAACACAACTACTGGTGTATCGGCTACGTTTACAAACCCTGCACCAGTAGCACCAGCAAATCTAACGATAACTCGTGGATTTAATGCCAATCAAATCAACTATAACAAACCAGCAGATCCAGATTATGTAGGAACTTTGGTATGGCAATCTAACATATCAGGATTTACGCCAGATGCAGCAACCATCGTATATACAGGACCAGACACAGCTTATGCTGATGTAGTATTATCTGCGAACACGATATACTATTATAGAGTGGCGTCATATGACACATTCTATAATCCAGTAACCGATACTTATCTCGGAACAGGATTAAATATAAGTCCAGAAGTAAGTCCAACGATGGTCCCACTAGTAGCTCCTACAGGATTTACCATCGATACGCTGATAGGTGGATCAGTATTAAAATGGGATGCATCGACCGATATAACAGATCTCTATGAAGTTCTTTGGAATACCACAAATACATTTTCAAGTGCTACGATCTATGGAACCGTATCAGCTAATCATATCACCATTTCTGGAATCCCTGTAAATGTTAATTATTGGTTCTGGGTTAGAAAACTTAATGTATTTGGTGTTTCGGGACCGGCAACAACCGTTCTACAACTCGTTCAACAGCCATTAACTGATATAGTAGGTGGAGCTACGGTGAATGAAAATTTCATCATGGGTACAAATGCACTGGGCGCTGATACTACAGGCAGTGGTAATGTCGCAGTTGGCTATGATGCATTAGCAGCAAATACAACAGGTTCAAATAATATCGCGATCGGTTCAAGTTCATTAAGCGTTCAAACTACTAACAATTATAACATTGCATTTGGATATTCAGCATTACACAGCGCAACGGCAGATTATAATATAGCTATTGGTTACCAAGCTTTGACCTCAAATACAACTGGTACGCAAAATTTAGCTATTGGTTATGATTCTTTATATCTTAATAGTGTTGGAAATTTGAATCTAGCTATAGGTTTTGAAACTTTATCTCAAAACACAAGTGGTTCTAATAACACAGCTATTGGTTTACAAGCAATGTTAAACAATACGACGGGTATTGATAATCTCGCGATTGGACCACAAGCACTGCAAGACAACATTTCAAGCAATTACAATATTGCAATTGGAAATAGTTCTTTATTAAACAATACAGCAAGTTATAATTTGGCTATTGGCAACGCAGCTTCTTATCAAAACACAACTGGAACTAACAATTTAGCTATAGGTTATGATGCTCTCTATAATAATTTAACAGGTTCAAACAATATCGCAGTTGGTCCTGGCGCGTTGCAATACAATACAGTAAGTTATAACACTGGTATTGGTTATGCAGCGCTAAATCAAAACACAACTGGAACTAATAATTTTGGTATAGGTGATCATGTTTTACAAAATAACTCGACAGGATCAAACAATTTAGGTTTAGGTTTAAGCGCACTTGGAACCAATGCAACTGGTAGCTATAATATAGCTATCGGTTATCAATCGATGTTAAACAATATTGCATCATCTAACATCGCGGTTGGTAATAGCGCGATGGCTAATAATACTACAGGAACGTATAATTTGGCTATTGGTCAAAATGCTTTATTCACAAATTTAATCGGAAACGGTAACGTTGCTATCGGTTATCAAGCATGTGTTTATACAACTGGAAATTATAACATTGGTATCGGTGAAAGTGCACTTTCAAACAATAGTACAGGTACAGATAACATTGGTATCGGTCTACAGACGTTAGTTACGAATACTACGGGTATTCAAAATATCGCTATAGGTGATGTAGCACTTCAATTAAATGTCAGTGGTAATTACAATGTTGGTTTAGGTGTAAATGCACTATCTCATACTACAGGTTCTAATAATATAGGAATTGGATCTTCTGCATTAGCATCAAATACTACAGGCACAGATAATACTGGTATCGGTTTAAGTGCAGGTTCAGCTGCTACTGGTAATCAAAGTTGTTTTTTTGGATCAAACGCTGGTACATCCGCAACGACTGGAACTAACAAAATTATCATAGGTTTCAATGCTCAATCTTCAACTGCAACGGTATCAAACGAGATAACGCTAGGTAATTCATCGATAACATCTTTAAGATGTGCAGTTACTTCAATAACTGCTCTATCTGATGAACGTGATAAAAAAGACATCTTAGAATTAAGTTATGGTCTTGATTTTGTGAAAAAACTTAAGCCGGTAGAATTTACGTGGAACACTCGCGATGGTGTTAAGATAGGCATTAAGTCGAGTGGATTTATCGCACAAGATCTTCAAAAATCACAAGATGAATTTAATGGAGCCGCTGAAGTATTAAATCTAGTCAATTCGGAAAATCCTGAACGATTAGAAGCAACTTATGGTCACTTGATTCCAGTTTTAGTTAAAGCTATTCAAGATTTGAACGATAAATTTGAAGCATATAAAGCTTCACATCCATAAGTAATTTTTCATAAATAGATAATGAAAAAATTCATTCGAGATCTTTTCACTGAGGATGATGGAGTTTCTTGGTGTATAGCAAAAGTGCTAGGCTTCTTAACGTGGTTAATAGTTATGATTGGAGCTTATCATAGTTTTAAAAATCCAAATTTCATGATGGTAGATTTTGGCCAAGGTATTGGTTATGCCTTAGCAGGCATTGGTGCCTTCATCGGATTAAAACAGTTTACTCAGAAAGCAGGATAATATCATGGCGGGAGCAGCTATAGCAGATGTTACTATGGACCAAGGTTCAACCTATGGATTTCAGGGGTATGTGACAATATTGACAGATCCAACTATACCCTATAATGCATTAACAAACCCATACATTCCGTTTGACTTTACAGGTTATACAGCTATAAGTGAAATTAGAGATAGCGCAGGTACAGCAGCTGCTCAATTAAAATCAACAAATATTGATAGAATAGCATTAAATACACCATCAGTTGGATACTTTACACTTACAATTGCAGCTGGAGATACTACAAATTGGGTTTTTAGCTCTACA